GATGAGCAGGGCCGCGTCAGCCGCGCCGTGGATGATGATTCCCTGCTGCGTCTGGTCAAGCGCTTCCTTGACGGATGCTTCGGCGTCGTCGAAGTCGTCGGCCTTGAAGGTTGCCTTTGCCTCTTGATAGGCTTCGAGCTTTTCGGCCCATGACTTCTCCGCTTTTTCAGCTTCGGCCCTGGCTTCCGCCGCTTTTTCGTCGGCCTTGTGCTTTCGCTCGTACCATGACGCGAGCGATGCCTCGTACTTGTCGGTATCGTAGTCGAGCGCCTGCAATGTCGGCTTGACTCCTACCTCTGGCTCTTTCTGGGCGCTCTCTTTTTCTTCGAGCTTCTTGCGGGTTTCGCGTAGTTCCTTTTCAAGCTCGCGGTTCCGCTGGCGTACCTTCTTCACCCATACCGGCGCGGGCTGGTCATCTTCGTGTTCAAGCGCGGCTTCGTCCCCGATGGTGACTATGATCTGTTCCTTCGGCTCGGTAGTTTCCTCGATGGCGGTTTCCGCTACCGACTCGATCTTCTTTTCTTCCTCTACCATGATGTTTCTCCTTCTCCCCGGATTTCAAGCGCCCGGAGGCAACGCTATATCGACGATAAAAGCATCAGGATATCGGACTCTTCCCTGTCGCGTTCACGGATCGCCCGGTGACGGCAATCTGCTGTTCCATCGACCTGATTTTTTCCTGCATGTCGATTGCGGTCTTTATGCTGTCGGTTTCCGTCTTGCCCAATGCGGCCACGGCCTGCGCTTCCTTGAGCTTGACGTTGGCCTCGACCTCAAGCACCTGCGCCTTCTTCAATTCCACGTTGGCCACGGTTTCAAGCACTTCCGTCCGTGCCTTCGTCGCCTTGGCCTGCGCTTCTTCCGCCATCGCTTCAAGCGCCTGGTCCTGCGGAGTCTTTTCCTGAGACTGCGCCGCGAGCATCTGCGCCTCTTCCTCCGTCGGCTTGACCGCCCCCATGTGTACCAGCTTCTTGCGGAAGAAGTCGCGGACTTCCTGAATCCCTTCGCCTTGCATGTTCATTATCGCCATAGACTGCAAGACCTGCATGGTTTCCGGGTCGGCTGCGGACACCTGCATAAGCCCGATAAGACTGCGCACCGTAGCCTCGCGGCGCGATGCGCTCGACGGCCCTACGTCCACGGCAACATCGAACGCGGCGCGTGATAAATCATTCTCGTAGACTACCGACCCGGACTCATCCGTGTTCGGCCGCATCAATTCGACCTTGCCTGCGTCATCGGCCGGTGATAAAGTTTTCATCGTCCGGCCGGACTCGACGTATACATCCTTGGCCATCGAAAGCCATATCTCGCCGACGCGACGGATCGCCTTTGCAAAGTTAGACACGTAGATGAACGTCTGCATGTCCATCCGCGTCTGGATCAGCTCGACGGCCTTGCCGGAGATATTCGATACCATCTTGTCGGCTTCCTGCTGGTTCCCGAGGATCGACTGCATGTCCTGTTCGGTGAGCTGGAGAAGCGCGGCCATGGCTGGCGGTATCTGCGGAGGCTGTGTGTACGCGAGCGGCCCGGCGGGCATCGGGTTTCCGTCGGCTCCGGTGATCGGATTGACAAGCAGGTATGGATAATTCTTCAGGTTGTCTTCGCTCCACATCTGCGCGTGCCCGGCCATCTGTTCCGGTGTCAGTATCGGCTTCTGGACGCTCGACAGCGCGGACAATTCCCCCAGCTTTGACAACTGCATGTTCTTGAGCCGCTGCGCATCCTTGGCAAGCCGGACATGGCCCATGCACCGCTCCACATTGTCAACGAACCATCGCTTGCCGTAGACGGGCACGACGGGGATGCACTTCCCGGCAATCAAGCCGCAATCCTCCAGAATTTTGTTGCCCGACAGGATGTATTTATGCACACGCTTTGACTTCACCTTTTTCCGACGCGTCTCCTGGTACCCAGTCGCTTCAAGCTCGGCAAGCATCCCTTCCTCTGCGTCAAGCTCGGATTGCCGATGCTTCACTTCGTCGCCGGTCGCCACGGAGGTGAATGTCACGGCGTAATCAGTCTGCTCGTCGATCTCGTAGTACTCCGCCACAAATACCATGTCGGGTGTGTACCAGTCGAATTGTACCTGCTTGATTGCTTTCCCGATTGACGCCGGGCTGTCCCCGTACATATCCTCGTATGCTTCCGGAGTTATCGAGTAGAGGACGTAGCAACACTTCGCGTCGGCCTTGTCCTGGCGCTTTGCATCGAGGTCGAAGAATACCGAGCTGTCCGCGTCATAGATCGGCTCTATCTTGATCCGTTGGCGTTCATCGTCCGGGTCTTCCTCGTCTTCGTAATCGGTCCGCAGCCTCAGCGCCCCGAACCCGCCGCCTACCGCTTCCTCGAAGGCGTTATCGTATGCTTCCTCCGCGCCTGAATCATGCTCGTCGGCACGGAATAGTCCGTTGCACGCGTCGGACAATTTGTCATCGTTGCTTCCGTCCTTCGGCACGAAGTCAACGGTGATGCGATTGTTTCGGTACTCGTTGATGATGCGGATAACGGCAAGGTGAACCTTGTTGACCTCGAACTTCGGCTTGTTCTCGAATTGTTCCCCGAGCGGCCCTTCCCATTGCGCCCCTGTCAACGAGTAGAACCGCCGGTCCTGGAGACATTGAAGACGCTCGTCACGGAGCGCGGACTGTATCCGGTCAAACTCTACGAGCGCCCGGAAGTGAACCTTTGCCAGCCTCTCGTCAGTTGTCGGCCTAGGCATTGAACGCCCCCTTTGGCTGTACTGTTCGCGTCGGCCTGCCCATGTATTTGAACCATGCTACCACACGCCGCACCACGCGCTGTGTCGTAGACTCAACAAGTCCCGCTCTGATTGCCAGCCGCCTAGCTTGCTTTACGGTCGCTTGTGAGTACATGTCTTTGGTGATCTTGTATATCATCTCGTTGGACAAGCGGGCGAGCGCGACAGTATCAAGCCGGGCATGGCGCGGCACATGGAAGTCGACGCACATTATTCTGTACGAGTGTATCAATACCGCCCGGTCGCGTACTGATTTATGGCCTTTGTTGTGTACATTCATGATTCATCCTCCAGTCTTATCACCATCGATTCACCACGGGAAGCGGCTCGATGTTCTGCACCGGCTTCGTCGCCCGCATCATGCCTGGGAATATCTCCGCCAGCCCCCATATCAGCGCGTCCGCCCGGTTCGGCGATTTCCCGCCGGTGTAGCCGGTCGTCGAAAAGCCGGCCAGCTCATCTTCGAGCTGAATAAACCGCCCGACGTGGCGGACCTTGCCGGACTCGTACAATGCGCTGAACGGCTCGGCACGCTGCGCCTTGCCCCGGCTGGCGGTAACTGCCTTGAACGGAGTCCGTGGCCGCGCAACCTGGATCGTCTGCTGCACCATCGCGCCTCCGAAGTTGGTTTCCCCGACTATGCAGTCCGCATTATGGCGGTCAAATGCAGTTGTGGCAATACGTCCCCATGTCGCCGGGCCTGCCTTGACGGTCAGGTCTTCCAGGACATAGGCGTTTCCGTCCGTACCAAGCGCCACTACGGAGATCCCGATCTCGTCGTTGTCCGCGTTGTCAACGTCGCCGGAGCCGGAAGGATCGACCGCTACCACGATCCGTACATAGCTCGGCGTCACTCCGTCGATAACGCGCCATTTCTCGATGGACTCATCCGGGAACAACTGGTTCGGCGTTGCTTCCCCGAACCGGCCTTCGAGAAACCGGACACGCATCCGTGACGGCAGGTTCTCAAGCTGGTCGATGTACTCTTGAGAAAGGTTTTCGAGATTGTCGCGCGGGTTCATGAAGAACGCGGCATAGTCGTCCGGGTTCCGCAGTGGCAATCTTGTCTCCGGGTCAACCTTCTCGACGAATTCTCGGTAGCTCCAGTGCGACTTGTTCGGCGGGTTTTCGTCGTAATATGCGCGGAGCCGGAGCGGCGCTGGCTCACGCCCGCCGATCTTCTGCTCGGCCTTCTGCGCGAGCCGGGTACAAGCCAAAGAAACGGAGGAGTGCGGTATCTGGCTTATCTCGTTGAAAAACAAGGTCGAAAACTCCATGCCCAGAATTTTCTCGGTCCGTTCCTTGTCGTCGAGGCCTGCGAACCATATTTCCGAGTTGCCCGGGAGCGTGATGTATCGCTCCTGGTTGTGCGCGGTATACTTGATTTCCGGGAACGCCAGGCGCATGACTTTCGGGAAAGTGTCTAGGTAAACCGATGCGATGAGATGGTTCAGGCGGAACCTGAATATCGCATGGCGGGAATTGGGAGCCTTGAGCGCCCGCATGACGATGTTGCGGACAAATAATACTGTTTTGCCGGAACGACTGCCCCCCACCAGGAGCAGGTGCGTAGCGTCGCCGGAGATTATCTGCTGCGCTTCATCCTGCCTGGCGGTAAGTTTCATAGCCGTTCGTCCACCGGCGATGCCGTTATGTTTACCGTTCCGGTGTAATCTATCTCCTGCTTTGGAGGCCCGTCAATCCGGTCCATCAGGTATTTTATCGCAGGCACGTCCCCGGATATTGCAAGCTCAAGAAGCTTGCGCGCTACCGCTTCCTTCCCGGATATAAGTTTCCCCTTGAAATTGACAACCTTTTCACCGATTACGCTATTGATTGCATCGGTTACGGTCTGTCCCTTCCTTGGGCGCCCATTGCGGTTTATGTTCGGGGAACCTTTAGTGAATGGAATATTCTACCCCCGTCTTTAAGACATAATGATGATAGGGTTGTAACTTTCTGCACCAATAGCGTCAACCCCTTCAACCTGCTTCGCCTTCTTGACAATCCAATATGTGACAGGCGTCATTAGTATTTCAATAATCACCTTGCAAATATACTGGACGATAATCAACTGAACGACAACCGATACCGGCATTGTGCCGATAAAAGCAATTGATATGAATATCAATGTATCAACGCCTTCTCCGACAATAGTTGACCCGATTGTCCTCATGAACAGTAGCCGGTCTGCTTTGTCGAACGTCCGCATCCATACTTTCATCTTTGCCATAACATAACTATTTGTAAAGGAACCAG